TAATAACCTATAAAATCATCAAGGTTATTTTTTGCTATCCAGTCTTTACAGAATTGAAATTTCACACCGTTATAAACAGTCTTCAAGTTTTCATCCGTATTACGTTTAGTTTTAAAATCAGGATAGACTGTAAATAATTCTTTAGCTACTGATACAACGTTTTCAGTCGCATTAAAAAATTTACTTGCCCATACTGCAACATCAAAATCCTTACTACTTACAGCTTTATGTAACTTACTCATAATTGAGTCCTTTTAGTTATAGCAGAAAATACTGCCATGCAATCTTTATACCTTATGCTAGACTTCACACCTAATTTTACGAATGGTTAATTAGCCAAATACTATATAAAGACGGCAAGAGAGTCACGCGAGGGGGTGATAACTGGTTTCAGTTAGAACAAAAAAATAGAAGCCCCGAAGGGCTTCTGGTTAATCAATAAGCTTCAGCTACAAGCTCCGTCTTGACACGAGCTGCAAAGTTAATCTTTGCATCAGCCAAACATTTATCGTTCGGCGAAATCTCACTGACCACATAGTAAGAACCGTGTCCAGTGCTTTCAGGCATGTCAACTGGATACACCCAAGTAACGTAAGATGCATCTTGTTTACGCCAATCAACTAAGATAACTCCAGTTGTTTTACCGTTGTATACTGCAAGAACTTTACCGCCTAAGCGATGTTTACTACCGACTGTGTAAGTCATAATATATAAGACAGGGTGTTGCCACCCTGAATCCTTTTAGTTATTTAAAATTGTCTTGCTCTTACTTCAGCAGGATTAGGATGTTCTCTTAATCCTTTAACCGATGTAGCTATCTTGCATATTACTGCAAGAGCTTCAGGGTTTAGTGTGATACCTACCACATTACTGCAGGTATATTTAACATGGTCTGATATTTCAATCATGCCGTAGATGGGTATCCAAAAGTTAGTAACAGTTCCATCTTTAACTGTATGTGCATCTATACGTTTAGTTAATACATCCATCTCATATTCACCAAACCATATAGGTGCTTGCATCCAATAGTATGTTAGTGCTGTCTTAAGTTCTTGTGCTTTCATAATATATAAGACGGGGAGTTAACCTCCCCGAATCCTTTTAGTTAAACGATTGGGTAATAAATACCAAGCATGTATCCTGCAATTAAACATGCAAGCCCTATGCATGTACAACTAACAAACATATCGAATGCATGTTGCTTATATATATTGTTAGCAGTTTGTTGCAGTTGTGTCTGTGTATATATTGCACGTTCCATAATGTATCTCCTTTTAGTTATGTAAAATATAATCAGCATTAAGTGATGCCTTAATGTATTTATACCCCTATATGCTCTGCATGCCTAACCCACCGCCCCCCTATACCACACATTTGCCGATGGGACTCCACGCTACATACATACATACTAAAACGCATAAATAATCACACCAAAATGAAACACCACCCCCCTTACTTTACAAAAGGCTAATTAAAAAAATATTTTGCAAAAAATCTGTAAAACCAGGTATACTTATTTTGTAAATATGTATTTCCTTTTAGTTATTTACATGGGGCCTACTTTATCTCCATTTAGTAGGCTTCACTTACGAGTGATTCTCACTACCGCCTCAGTATAAAAACTTCTATATAATCTACTACATGAATAATATTTCTATCTATGTAACGTTCCTTTTATTACTCTTTGCTTATTGCCTTGGACTAGTTTATTAGTTATACTGCAAACTTAGCTGCAAAATAACTAAGGTGTAACAGCAAACACATGTCAGATGATAAACATATAGTAGTCGTGCCTAATATAGAAAAAGAGGTTCCTCTACCTAAAAATGCTACCGAAGCATTTCCTAAGTTATCTTTAGAAGACGAGATCGAAGTTCGGTCTAATACTATAAAATTAGTATCGGATATTGCAGGAGAGAACATTGAGCCTTCAAAAGAGAATCAGGAAAAAGCAAAAGAAATTGCTAAAGAAATGATAACTAACCCCGAACTCAGACCTGAGTTTGCAAACTACCCTAACGAGACTATTGCATTTTTAGCTGGATTAGTAGCACAAAGTAACCACATGATTGTCCAAGATTTAGCTGACTTAAAACTACATGTTGTAAACAACTTAGTTAAAGAAGCTGAAATGGCAAAATCATCAAGAGAAAGAATAGCTGCATTAAAAGCTATAGGTGAAATAGATGGAGTAGATGCTTTTAAAAGAAAAACAGAAATCACACACATTAGTAAATCAGGTGAAGAATTAGAAAAAGAATTAAGAGAAACAATAGAACAGTTAAAAGGTAAAGTTGTTGAAGGAGAGCATAAGGTAATAGAAGACGATGATTAGTGAAGCAGACTTAGATTTATTACAGAAGAATCTACCTAACATGTCCGAGAGAGACAGACAAAAACATCTAATCCTTTTAAAAGAATATAAGAAAGAATTAACTAAAACACAGGGGAAGGCAAACTTCTTAGACTTTATTAAACATGTCTACCCCGATTATAAAGTAGGAGAACATCATGCAAAATTGGCTAGATTATTTGAAGAAATATCAAGAGGAGTTAGAAAACGAGTTATCGTTAATATCGCGCCTCGTCACGGAAAATCAGAACTTATTTCCTATCTGGCTCCGGCTTGGTTTTTGGGTAACCACCCAGCAAAAAAGGTTATCATGGCATCTCATACAGCTGATCTTGCTGTTAACTTCGGTCGTCGGGTCAGGAATCTCGTGGGTTCAGACCCTTATAAAGACATATTCCCCGATATCAATCTACAAGCGGATAGTAAAAGCGCCAGTAGGTGGGGTACCAATTATAACGGTGAGTATTTCGCTATTGGTGTTGGTGGTGCTTTGGCTGGTCGTGGAGCAGATCTATTTATAATCGACGATCCCCATTCAGAGCAAGATGCCAAACTAGGCAAAGGCGACGTATTTTTGCCAGCTTGGGAATGGTTTCAGTCAGGACCTCTACAAAGGCTTATGCCTGGTGGTGCAATTATTGTAGTTATGACTCGATGGTCTAAATTAGACCTAACAGGACAGATAGTTGACCAAATGGTTAAGAATGACGACGTTGATGACTGGGAAGTCGTTGAATTTCCTGCTATTTTAGAGGATAAAAGTGGTCAAGAAGTTCCATTGTGGCCTGAATTTTGGCCATTAGAAGAATTAAAAGCAAGACGAGCCGCATTAGACATACGATATTGGAACGCACAGTACTTACAGAACCCGACATCGGAAGAAGGCGCACTAATTAAGCGAGAATGGTGGAATATGTGGGAAGAAGAAGACCCACCACCCTGTGAATTTATAATAATGACACTTGATGCTGCTCAAGAAGCTAATAATAGAGCAGATTACAACGCATTGACAACATGGGGTGTCTTTTTTAACGAAGAAACTAATAACTACGCTATAATATTACTTAATGCAGTAAAAGAGCGTTTGGAATTCCCAGAACTTAAGCAGCTTTGCTTAGATGAGTATCGAGAATGGGAGCCAGATGCCTTTATTGTAGAGAAAAAATCAAATGGAGCAGCACTATATCAAGAATTTAGGCGTATGGGAATCCCTGTGGGAGAATTTACGCCAGGTAAAGGGCAAGATAAAATTAGTCGTGTTAATGCTGTGTCTGATTTGTTTAGTGGGGGTGTTGTATGGTCGCCAGACAGACGTTGGGCGCATGAGGTTATTGAAGAATGCAACGATTTTCCGTCAGGAAAAAATGATGACTTAGTTGATGCTACAACGCTGGCTTTAGCAAGGTTTCGGCAGGGTGGATTTATTCGCTTGCCAAATGACGAAGAAGATGATATACAGATGTTTAGAAGTCAAAAAAATAAAAGATATTATGCAGTATAAAGAGGATAAATAATGGCAGATATAGATAAAGGACTATATGCAGCTCCAGAAGGCATAGAAGAAATAGCTGAAAGTGAGGAGGCAATTGAAATTGAAATTGAAGACCCAGAAAAAGTTACTATTGGCATTGGTGATACTGAACTTGTTATTGATCCTGATAGGATGGATGATGATACGTTTTCTGAAAACTTAGCTGAAGAACTAGATGACCAATATTTAGCTGAACTATCTTCAGATTTACTCGAAGATTTCTCTAATGATATAAACTCTAGAAAAGATTGGCTTGAAACTTATGTTGATGGCTTAGAACTTCTTGGTCTTAAGATAGAAGAACGTACTGAACCATGGGAAGGCGCATGCGCTGTCTACCACCCACTACTCTCCGAAGCATTAGTTAAATTCCAAGCTGAAACAATGATGGAAACATTCCCAGCTGCAGGCCCTGTGAAGACTTCTATTATTGGTAAAGAAACTCCAGAATGTATTGAATCTGCTCAACGTGTACAAGAGAATATGAATTATCAGCTCATGGATAAAATGCCAGAGTATCGACCTGAACATGAAAGAATGTTATGGGGACTAGGTTTAGCAGGTAATGCGTTTAAGAAAGTTTATTATGACCCAGCACTAGAACGCCAAGTGTCATTATTTGTTCCAGCTGAAGATATGGTTGTGCCTTACGGTGCATCTAACTTAGAAACAGCAGAACGTATTACTCATGTGATGCGTAAAACAAAACAAGAAGTTCACAACTTACAAGAAATAGGATTTTATAAAGATATAGATTTAGGTGAACCTGATTATGACCTAGATAACGTTGAGAAAAAAATTGCAGAGCAGATGGGTTTTGATGCAACTAATGATGATAGATATAAAATACTAGAGATGAATGTTAACCTTGACTTAGAAGGTTATGAAGATAAAGATGGAAATAGAAAAACAGGAATAGCATTACCTTATGTTGTTACTATTGATAAAGGTACATCTGAAATTCTAGCAATTAGACGTAATTGGAATCAAGATGATAGTAAGAAAAAACGACGTGAGCACTTTGTTCACTATGGTTATATACCAGGATTTGGATTTTATTGCTTTGGTCTGATTCATCTAATTGGTGGATTTTCAAAATCAGGCACAATGTTATTAAGACAGTTAGTAGACGCAGGTACATTATCTAATCTCCCAGGTGGATTTAAAGCAAGAGGCTTACGTATTAAAGGTGATGATACACCAATTGGACCAGCAGAGTGGAGAGATGTTGATGCACCGTCTGGAACTATCCGTGATAACTTAATGCCGCTACCATATAAAGAGCCAAGTCAAGTACTTGCTGCTCTAATGGATAAAATTATTGACGAAGGTAGACGCTTTGCTTCTGCTGCAGATATGAAAGTATCTGATATGTCAGCTAACTCTCCTGTAGGTTCTACACTTGCAATACTAGAACGAACACTCAAAGTAATGTCGGCAGTTAATGCTCGTATCTATTACTCAATGAAGAAAGAGTTTGGATTACTTAAAACATTAATAAGAGATTACACAGACCCTAATTATCAGTATGACCCATCAACAGGAACACCAGGTGCTAAACAAGCTGACTACGATAAGGTAGCTTTAATTCCAGTTGCTGACCCTAATGCTGCAACTATGGCTCAGAAAGTTGTTCAGTATCAAGCAGTTATGCAGATGGCTCAACAAAACCCAACTATATATGACTTACCAGAACTCAATAAACAAATGCTAGAAGTTTTGGGAGTTAAGAATATAAATAAACTTATACCAGATGAGGATGATGTAAAACAAATAGATCCTGTATCTGAAAACATGAACATACTTAATAGTAAACCTGTTAAAGCATTTCTTGACCAAGACCATGAAGCACATATTGAAGTGCATATGGCTTTTGCTAATGACCCCAAGATTAGACAGTTAGTAGGTCAAAGTACAAAAGCTCCTTTAATACAAGCTGCTATGGAAGCACATATAGCTGAACACGTGGCTTTCCAATACAGGCTAGAAATTGAAAAACAACTAGGAGTACCACTACCACCAGTAGATGATCCACTTCCAGTAGATGTTGAAAATGATATAGCTAGATTAACAGCAGAAGCTGCAGAAAAACTACTACAACAAAACAGTGCTGAAGTCCAACAAAAACAAGCACAGCAACAAGCTCAAGATCCGATTGTTCAAATGCAACAACAAGAACTACAGATTAAACAAATGGAAGCTCAAGCTAAAGCTCAGAAGATGCAAGCTGATACTCAACTAGATGTAGCTAAACTTGAATTAGAAAAACAAAAATTGAATTCTGATGAAAGAATAGCAGGAGCTAAAATTGGGGCTAACGCTAGTCTTGATAATAGAAAAGTAGATGCTAAAGAACTAATGGAAGGAACAAAAATGGGAATGCAAGCAGTGCAACAAAAACAAGACTTTGCTTTGCGTGCAAAAGAATCTAGGATGCGTGATGAGACTGCTGCTCATAAGCAGAAGTTAAAAGACAAAACCGAGATAGATGTAACTAAAGATGAGGATAATACTAACTAGACGAAAGGACTAACATGGCAGAGAAAGAAACGCTTATGCTTTTATCCAGCCAGATAAAAGAAAGACGCAACGAAGTAACGGAAGATATGGCTAGAGGTGGTGCAGACCTTGGAGGTTATCAACATGCATGTGGACAGGTTAGAGGATTTGATACAGTCCAAATGATGATTTCTGATATGCTGGTAGTGCATCAAAAGGAGGACGAAGATTTTGAATCTACTCCTACAGA